ACTCCATCCCAGCCTCCACATCTGCCTCCATGCTTGCATTTCTCTCAGCAGCATCTGCGGATCTCATCAGTGGAGAAAAATCAAATAAGTCTCCTCCAAATATACGGACATCTGGCTTAAACTCATCCACAAATTTATGAAGGTGAGCTACTGCATCGTAGTCCTGCTTGTCACCATGCAAATCGCTGGCGAACACAAAAGACTTCATTCTTCGTCGAATACAACTATAGCAGGAAGCAACTCTGCCTTTAGCGTCTCAAGCACCCCAATGACCTGACGAACAGTTAAGCCTTTCATCAGATAGTCGTTACATTTCTCACCTAATTCTGATTGAAGTGTATCTTCCCATTCTTCCATTTTTTAAATTCCTCTATTTTTGTTTTTAGTGTAGCCAGAGCATCAATTCTGCCAGCAGCATGGGACATCTTCTGTGGATCACTCGCTGGATCTGCTACATCATTCACCGAGTCTAAAAGAGCAGAATCAATAACAGTGTCCAAGGCTTGCCAGAATTTACTACCATCGCCAACATCCCCAAAAGCCTGAGCGACTTCATCTGCCGACATTGGCTTAGGGTACTTTACTAGCTTTGACTTCTTACGAAATAATTTAAACATTAGTATCCTCCAGTGACCGATTTAACTCCCACTCTTCCAATCTGTGCGTTTTCCATTTGCTGTATTCCGAACTGCAAATACTGCATCCGATTGTCCGACAATTGCTTAACAAGTGGTTTCTCTTGGAGCTTCTTCTGAAGCTCCTGAGAAGTTTGGATAATTTGCTGAGCTGTTTGCTGGCGTAATTGGAAATTAACTCCCTCTTTAGGTATTGGTTCGATTTCATTGATAATTTTAATCCACGCATTTTGCTCATCTTCAATTTCCCTTTGGGCTGCTGTTGCCTTATCCATAACCACTTGCTTTGCTAACATTGGATCAATCGACTCGGCTATGATTTCTAAAAGCTTATTTCGGTCTAGAGCACCTGTCACATCGAACTGCGTCAGCTTCATAACCGCATCAATTTTTTTCTCCATAAACTCTGGATTAAGCGTATCCACATTAAAGCGAAGGCTCAGGTCATATCGCCCAGCAATGTCATCTTGTTGAACAGCAATATCCTCAACTGATCCACCTGTCAGTCTTGCGACAAATTCAGGTGACAGGTACTGCTGGCATAAACACAGGGCTTGCGATAAAGCTTCTTTCCATGAATCCAGCCAGCGATTAGTCATGCACTGCTGGTAAAGCTGTTTCTGTTCTGGCTTATCAGGGTTACCAAAATATTTCTCGGCATCCATAATGGCAGCAGCCTCTGCCTCCATTGATCCATTGGAAACAGGGGGAGGTGCAAGCCAGCCAATATCATCGGGTCTTGAAATAGTCATCTGTGATGCTGGGGCTATCGTTGTGTTTAATCCCCCACGCCTTGCGTTGACCAACAGTGGAGGAATCACACTGATACTTGCAGCATCATTTTTAAGGTCTCGGTGCAGCTTAGCCTCATACTGATTAGTTGCCACCACTTCAGGTATTCCCCTGCTGTCGAAAATAGACCTACTTAAACGCTCCCTGCTAAAGAGAACAAAAGGCATCTGATTATGACCATAGTTTAAGATTTCATGTTTACCATAGGAATCAGGCACATGAGAAGAAAATGCGGTGCAGTAAATCGCTGGCACATTCGTATCCTCATCATAGACCCTCTGGTATGCATAAAAGATCTCATAAAGATCGTCATAGTCTCCCTCAACCCCCTGCCCCACGAGTAACTCCCCAAGCCGAATCGGACTTCTTTGGTCATACTGTGGCACTCCAGAAACTGCCTCTGTTTTCTCTAAGACCTGCTCAACAAATTCCTCATTGAATCCTTCAGTTATAATTTTATCACGCAGCTCTGTCTCCGTAAACCATTCCCTACGCATAACACAGCGAGCCCTGTCTAGTTCAGTGCAATTTGCGTCAACAAATATATCGTCGTAAAGCCTGTGCGCCACAAACCTTGGGCGGTTCTCGTGCTCTGATGGGGCTGGCAATTTTGTCTCCCCAAACTCTCTAAATTCCTTTAGCCCTTTCTTAAGAACCTTGTCCTTGACCCCAGCAAAAACCATCCGCATGACATCCAAGGCTTTTTCTTCCATGTCAGGGTCTACCATTATAGCAGAAATTTCCTGCATGGCATTTTCATCCCCACCCATCTGCTGCACCAGCTGCAATAGGTCTTGCATACTAAACTTCTTTAGACGCATGATAGTTTCCTGCTGCCAGTACACTCCCAAAATGGCAATAGCAGGAGACCCAGCATACATTTCCTGAGCCAGCAGCTCCACCTCTCTACGAAGCTCAGGTAGCATCTTTTGCTCTAAGAAATAGGAGAGGCAGTCCCTCCAGTAAGAGGCTTTTTTTGTATCATCTACCTCTATGCCTGTAACATTTATGTTAGCCCTAAAAAATGATTCTAGAGCCATATGCACGTGCTCGTTCACAAGCCTATCTGCAAGTCGATTATGGGTGTCAGATGCCCCTTCCCATGGGATAGGTTTTCTCCCTATAAATTCTTCATGCTTCCTGCCATCATCTGACTGACCAGACCAGCGACAAAAACGAACATCATCAAAATCATCTCTCCTCCTGAGATTGCGACTAGCATCTTCAAGGATGGCAGATAGCTCAGCTTGTAGCTCAGCTACATCAGGCTCTTTAGTAAGTTTGTTCTTGTCGCTGTCGTAATTCCTCATTGTCGCTTTCCCATGATTCTAAAAGTTTTTCAATCTGGGAACGCAGGAAAAATGCACGAGCACCCTTGCGAAAGTAGTGCGGAGTAATTAGCTTAGCATCCACCATGTTCTTCATCTCGGATCTAGATAATCCGAGTGCCTTAATTACCTCACCTCGCCTTAACAAAGCCTTATCAATCCCCAATCGAGCCATGGTGAAAACTCGACTTTTCGTAGGGATTTTGGTCAACTATATTTTTTTAGCCTTCGCTCTTACGACTAATTTGTCAACGCACTTACCTTGTCCATCAGGGTCACTTTCCAGAAACTTTTTTGTCTCTGGCTTAATCCTCATAGTAGTGTAAACCCGTTTAATATTATCTGGCAATTTAGGTCTACCTGTCTGGTTCACTCGCTTGCCCCCCCATGATGATTCTTCTGTTTGCATGGTTCTAAACCATAAACATCCTTGCTTATTGTGTCTATAAGAATTGTATACCCTCCTAGGCAGTCAGTTATAATTTTGCTGTGGTCTGGATGGGTCATCAATACAGACGGATCTATGTTTAACAAAGATGAGAATCTATCGATCAACTTAATCTTAAGCTGTTGATCTTTGAATTGGTCACTTTTATCAATCATAATTCGGGACTTCCCTATTTTCTTTACTTAATCCCATTTTGCTGCCCCCTGTAAAATAAGAACATCCCCACGAATGCCATCCCAGATAAGTGCATTGCTTTGATCTATTGCGATTTGGGTTGCTATCTCGTTGATTGGCAATTGATCCATAATAGCGTTTTCGTTCACGAGCATCTGATCTCCATTCTTGAGTCCGATCAACTCTACAAAGCCTCCTACAATTTTCTGAGCTCCCTCAAGAGTCGGCTTTTCCTCTGTTTGATATAATAATTTCGTATCCATACCCACAACATATATCTGTGTACACAGAAAGCAAGTACTAAACCAAATAATAAAAAAAACTAATTCCTGATTACAAAGTTAAGCGATTGCTATACAAGCACTTGCGGTAAACCTTTTTTTGTAAACTTTTTTCGGTTAGTAGCCACCACCTTCAAATAAAACGCCACTACCTTCCTCTAAGAAAACTGGAGCTGACAGCACAAAGTACCGCATTAGATCACAAAAATCTTTTGTGGCAGCGTGTTTCCCATCAGTATTAGTCCAAGTGCTAAGGGCAAACCTCAGATTCTTACAGTCTTCATGTACATAAAGTTTTGGACAATTCATTGAACCTACAGGCTGCTCAGAATTATAGTCCAGTAGGCTATTAACCATGGTAATACCCTCCTCAATCCTGACCCCTACGCTTGGCTCAAAAAACATATCCATGTCAGCCATTTCATCTATTAGCGTGGTAATACCTGACTTTGTTGGAGTCGGTGCAGACCCAAACCTAGAGTCCATGATTCTCATAAATATTTTCTCATTACCCTCCTGCCTCAAGATCTCTTCTTTGTATCGAGCCAGTGACCAGCCCCAGCTTTCCTGAGCGTGACCCCTAGCACCATCAATCTTTTTACCAGCAACAGCCCACTCTCCAGCCATACCAACTCCCTCAATTGGGTTAATCTGGTCAGGAAACTCTCTATAGACATAGCACTTCCCATCCTTAGCTACCCTAACCCAGATCATAACCCAGTTTTTTCCGTGAGATGGGTCTACTACCATGTAGTTTGTGCCTTCTTTGGGAATCTGATCATCATTCACCAAGTGTGCCTCGCCAAATTTTGGAAACATACCACCAGAGACTTTTGTAGGGACTCCAAACGCACGAGTAAGAATTTTGGGGCGAGGATCATTCTGTAAGGTTCGCTTCAGGGCTCGGTAGTCATTAAATTTATTCCAAATAGAGTGAAAATAAATTACCCTAGAGTTTTCTCGCAGCGGTTGCTGAATGATTGGCACTTTTTCGTTTTCTAAAAGCTCAGGGTCTGCTTGCCCCCATTTTACTGTCCTAGCCCCCTGCAAATACTCCCTAATTGTCGGAGTATAACCAGCAACTGGCGTAAAGGTTATAAGCATCCCACGCCATGGATAACCTTTAGGATAGTTAGGTGCTGGTCTGTTTGCCCTAGTAACAAGCCTAAAACGAAGGGCATTAATATGGTCTACTCCGCAGAGCTCATCCAGCCACACCATATCCCACTCAGAGCCCTCTAAAATACCAGTATCGAGGTTCTGCGAGTAATTACGAAAAAATATTCGGCTGCCATTAGGGGTAACGCAACAAGACTCAGTAAATCCTCCTTTTTTTGAGAAAGTCATGTTAGTTACCTTACCCTTTTTTGCCTGTTTCCACTCTGAGGGCAGATATTTATAAACATACTGCTGTTGCTGCTCTATAGAAGTTGCAGAAGTAGTGTGCATACAAAGCACATTTGCCTCTGGAATATCATTAGTGCACTTTACTACCCTTTTACTTGCAAATTCGCTCTTACCAGACCTATTTCCGCCCAAAATTACAAGCTCATCGTGGTTTGCAAACTCTTCGTCTGCCATCCTCCAGTGATCTGGCTCATATCCATTGTGGAATGGGTCAGTTTTTTCTGCATAAATAGATTCTTCTCTGGCAGCATGAAAATCTAACAGTTTGTCCACTCCCATCATCTCAGCCTCTTTGTGGCTGGGAATAGGATAGTACGGATGCTCAGTCCACTGAATCATTTCTGCTCCTTTATTCTCCTTGAGAGTTCATATAGGTAAAACCATGTGTCGATGATTTCCTCTTTTATCGACTCAATCAAGTCACTGGATTTCATTTTGGCTAACCCCTTAGATCCATCTGGGTTATGCTCCTCAATACCCTTTAAGAATTTCTCTCTAGCAGAATAATGAAACTCCAACAAAGCTTCATCCATAATTTTGTAATCAGTATTTTCATTAAGCCATTTTTCACCATGTACTTTATCGCTCATTTCTTTTTCTTTGGTTTTTTTCTGGGAGCAGACTTTGACCCCTTGATTTCCTTACTTAGCTTGCTCAGGATCTTAGTAAACGCATCACCATGCCTCTCCATCTCCTTTTGCTCCTCCCACTGCCTTACGATATCTTCACTCTGCTTACTCATTACCATTTACCTTTCCATCGTGGACTCCTACCCACCAGAACCCACAGTTTACTCTCATTGGTCAAGGGTGGTCTTGCCCTGAGCTTCATGCCCTTCCTGAAATTTAAATTACTGTGAACCCTGACTCGCACATCACCACAAATCACCATTCGACTATTGAAGGGGATGTTTGTAACTACCATCTCTTCTTCCACTGGATCTGGCAACGGCTCGGAAAGTTCACTAACACATAATTCCTTTTGTACAACATTCCGTACAGCGTGTTCTCCATCCGAGTCATACATCACTGTATTACCCTTTCGATGCCAACCCTTCAGACCTTCCTTCCTCATCTGTATTAGGTGCTTCCTGTCCAGACCCATCTCCTCGCTCAGCTCTTTCTCTGTCTTCATACTCCTTTAGTTTCCTTAATAATTTTTGATTCTCTTTAACCAGCCTGTCCACCCATTGCGGAAAGCTTAAATTCTTTTCACCTGTTGGTTTCCATATATTCATTTTTTTATTACCTTGGTTGCATTTTGTTTCATTGAGCCCACTGGGACTAAGAACGCTTTCTTGGCAGTGTCATCACCCTGACCCACAAACACACTAGGCTTGTAGTCCCAAAAACAAAGGATGTCCTTTATCTGTGATGGGGTGATAAAAATATACTCAGTCGGTAAATCAAAAACCCAGAAGTCTGCTTTGGTTGTCTGCAAGCCACTTGGGTTACCCACTGGCATCTCTATCTCCACCACAAGGTTACCCGTGTGCTTTGACTTCCAGTCCCTCTTCACTTCGTAAGCCAGTTTTGTCTCAAGCACTATGAAATCATAAGGCTTAAACTTACCCTGCACAGGGGCTGGAGTCTTCCCACTCTTAAGGCACAGATCCATTACCGCATCCTCACCTAATTTCCCTACCCTTAGTGCTGTATCAAAGTCTGCCATCTAATCGCATCTCCCAACGCAAGTAATCCCTGTAATTACTCTTAATAAAGTCGTAAGCATCGTAGTCATTAACGACATGAAATATCTTGTAACAGTTATCAGATATAACCCCCCAGTCCTGAAGGTAGGATAGAATATAAGTCTCGCTATGCTTGTCATTAAGGAGATCATAGAGCTTGTTCATAAGTAAAAAAATTTCCTATGGCACAATCGGTTCGTTCTCCGAGCAAAGTACATCCCCCCACCCCCCCCACCCTCGAAATAGTGTAGGTAGAGGACAATAAATCCTCGGTACTACCGCATAAACACAGGGATCTGAGCCTAAACATGGTATCTGCACCCCTTTATGCGTACATTTAACACCTCTAAACCGCTCGACACATTACTTGCGGTAGACCTGCACACCGATAAATGCCCATAGCTTGCTACCATACCCTCTTTATTCTTCGTTAAATTACTCACCCAAGTCCGAACCCCCATATCCATCAAAACGACTCCTACACCCCTTCATGGTCTTTAAATCGCTATTCACCCCATTCCCCTCATTATTTCCTCCAACAATTGACTCAAGTTGGCTCATATAGGTATGCAACAGCTTAGAGTGCACTGACCTTATACTCTCTACCCCACACTGGGCTGCAAGTATCTTTAAAGAGTACCTAGCAATCACTGGATCAATGTCTTTCGATTTTAAACTTTTGAGGTCTTTCAAGGTTAGTTCGATAGATCGGGTATCGATGCGATTTAGGGGTAAGTGTTCTCCCCTCGTGCTCACTCCAGTAGTATTCTGCGTCATGTCTTATTTCCCCTAACCTGCCCTTAGCGAGCTGGCACTTATTGTTGAAGTTCTCCCATGCGAGATTGCCCTCTACATAGCTTGTATTTTCCTTAAACCTAGTCTTTTCCTCTTGATGTTTTTTAAGCTCACTTCTGGACATCAGTGACCTCCGCTTCTACTGCCTCTGGCAATGACTTCAGCAATTCCTCCATAGACTCTGCTGATGCCCCTCTTTTTACCTTTTCCACATGAAGGCTGGAGTCTCCCTGCATTTCTCTTAGTGTCTCGACAGCATACTTTAGTGCTGGTGCTACCTGCCGAGCCTCGAGCTCCTCTGTGGTATTGATAGCCTTTACTTCCAGCTTAAACACGAGCAATCGATAGTAACCGAGCATGAACTCATTGTACTCGCTGGGAGTCATGTTAGAGAACTGCATGGCTGTCATCTGGTCATCACCTGAGACTTGCAGCTCAAGGTTCTTCTTAAACATATCAAGGGACATATCACAGGCATCTGCTATTTCCTCTAAGCCCATATTATCGAGCTTCCGTCTGGTGACCTTTTCTCGCCCTGCCATCACTCGGTGAGAAAGTATGCCACAGTGCAAATTACGATTACGCACATCATTAAGAATACCCA